AAGTTACAGAAATTTATAGAGAACGAATTGAACATTCAACCACATCACCCTAATTGATTAAATTATGAAACAGACAGTAGAAGAAGCGGCAAGAGAGCACCAATCACATTTTGAAATATGTGATACCGAAGGCACAATAAGTGGATTTATTAATGGAGTGCATAAACAGAGTTATGAATCATTTATTGCCGGTGCTGAATGGCAGTACAAGCAATCACCGTGGATAAGCGTTAAGGAACGGTTGCCGGAAAATAATACAGTGGTTCTGACAAGAGGGGCTTATGGCTTCCTTATTTGCCAGCTTTCATCTTTGGGTGAATGGGAAACTGGAGCAAATGTTGGTAAAGAAAGATTAGGCATTACCCATTGGCTTCCTATCCCTTCTTTTGATGAGATACTCGAAGCCAACAAGGATGTACTAGAACGGATTAAAGAGAAAGGAGACTGATTATGAAGATATATGGAATAATTAGAACAGTCTGGAATGGAAATAGTTATTCTTCCAATCCTGACGAAGATATATTTCTTTATTTGAGCAAGGAAGAACGGGATAAGAACATGCCCAAATGCGTTAGTAATGCTGATATTGAATACAATACTTTTGAAACAGAAACGGAGGACTAAATTATGAAATCAAAACAAGTATTATCAGTCGAACAGATGAAACATTTGGAGGAAATTGGATTAGATACAAGTGATGTCAGTGTATATTGGGTAAGAAAATCTCATGGAACCCGTATTGATGATAATTCAAAAGGGAAATGGTTTTTGAGCTTACAGAAAGAATTTATTACTTGTGGTTTTACTTCTTATGAAGTACTTCCTACTTATATTTTGCAAGATATTATTCACAATCTGCCTTGCTTCATCGGCAATAAAGTGCTGACCATCCAAAAACTTGCAGATAGCTATACATGCTTATATATGGAACCTTATTCTGGGTCAATGACAAATATTACAGAAAGCAAAGAACTTATTGATGCAGCCTATGAGATGCTGTGCTGGTGTATTGAAAACGGATATGTTAGAAAGGAGACTGAAAATGGAAGTAAATAACGGAATAATAATAGATGGAGTATTGCATGTATTGAAGGAAACGAAATGTGATTATTGTTTAAAATGTTCATTACGGAATAAATGCGATGATGGTGATTATCTTATTTGCGATATGTTTGGTGCAGGTAAAGATGAATGTTTTGTTAATCGCGGTAAGGTAACGGATATTAAAGTAGATAAGGAGGAATAACTATGGGATTTACAGCACCGTGCTTTATACGCAAAAATACACCGGAACTTTGGAAGAAGTTGGAGAAGTTGGGATACAGAGAATACGGCAACCCTTTTCAAATAACTGATAATAGTAAATTAATTACAACCATCGATGGTGAATATGTTCCTTATAATGTACTACTAGACGATAGTTTTATTGATTGTGACGTCAACGAAGAACTTTTCTTAGCTATAGCTGCATTAAAGGATGATACAGACAACAATCAATTATTCACTAATGGTAAGGGCGATTGGGGTATATACCGGGATGGCTCTGATGGAGGTTTGTCTGGAATGGATTTCTATGGGATGCCTAATGATTTTGAGATTGACAATTATCACAAGGCTACCGTAGACGAACTAATTGAACATTTTAAAACAAAGGAGGAACAATGAAGAGAATAATTACTGTCCAAGATATGATTAACGAATTAATGTTAGTTGCCAATAAAGATGCTGAAATAAATATCGTAATGAATACAGGAGATTATCAAACTGAATACCACCCAGATTTATATGATTTTTCCGTCATTGATTTTACTGATGTACATCCTGATGATGGAGACTCAGAAAATAAAGTAGTAATAGAAATGTTTCGTTAAAAAAGGAGAAATGAACGATGCATCAGTGTGAATATTGTTGTTGGTATAATGATAGATGTGGGAATTGTGATTGTCCTACAGTTATGAAAATACAAGCGTGTGAAAAAGCTAAAAATGCCAAAGAGCACAATGAAAAACCTAAAATAAAATAGTCATGACCGAAGAACTTGTAACATTAGAAACAGCGGAACTGTTGAAAGAGAAAGGATTTTTAGGAAGAAAATATATTATAGATGTTTCCACTTTGCTACATTGTTACAAATTTTTATCCGTTCCTCCGCAATCCGTTGCACAAAAGTGGCTTCGTGAAACCAAAAATATTCATATATGTATATACAACTGTGCCTGTGGCTATGGATACGAAATATCTAAAGCTGACAATGGAACTCATATAGCCAGTTCTGCTTATAAAGGAACAAATGACGGAGAGGAATGGGATAGCTACGAAGAAGCACTTGAGGCAGGATTACAGGAAGCATTAAAACTTATATGATTATGATTAAATAAGTATGGAAACAGCAGAATTAATATTTAAATCCGTACTTGCCCCATTAAATTTTTGTACTTTGGCATTTTTACCTTAATTTTGGTAAGCAAGTGTCACAGACGCATGGAGAATAGGTTTGATGAGATAGAAAAATGCGTCCGTCATGTGCCATATCGTAACGACATTGTTTACATCACCCAGCTCTTGGAACTGCAAAGATGTGGATAAATAAGGAACGGTATGACCGATAAGATTGGAGAATAATCAAGGACGAAGAAATCAAATTAGGAATAAGGAAATGAACAATATTAATTTAAACGAATTGCGCGATCGCGCTTATAAAACCGCTTGTGAACACGGTTTTCACGATGAGGAATTGAGTAATAAACACCACCTTTGTTTAGTTATATCCGAGCTTATGGAAGCTGTGGAGGCAGATAGAAAGGGAAGATTAGGAAAGAAATGTAAATCACGTTTTGAAATGGACTATAATTGCTATCCTGCATTAGTGGAAGAAGAAAAGCGATTTAAGTGTTCCTTTGAAAAGAATGTAAAAGATACACTTCCCGATGAACTTGCCGATGCAGCTATACGCCTGCTTGATTTGTGCGGATTGCGTAAGATAGACATCGAGGATTTTACGGAAGAAATGTTATATGAGGCAGAGGAAAGTTGCGAGGATGAGACCTTTACAGAAAGTATATACGCTATATCCACAATTCCCATCAGATATGCGTATGAATATGACTACCCATTAGAAAAGCAATTAAATGGCATGCTATTGGCTATTTTCGGGCTTGCCAACCATTTGGACATAGACCTCACATGGCACATCAATCAGAAGATGAGATACAATGAATTGAGAGAAAACAAAAATGGGAAAAAGTATTGAGCAATAATCTAAAAACAATAAGACGATGAAGGTTAACATTGAAAATTTACGCCAATCGGTTATGATGCCGACTAAAGAAGACAGGGCAGAGTGGACCAACGGCTTGTATCTAATCTACGAAGACGGACATGCAGAACCGTTTACCGGCGATAACTTCAAAGATTGTGTACGATACATCGGATTAAAGCACAAAGACGTATCGTTTGCCATCTCGTTGACGGAGCATAAGGATGTTCAGCTGCTTGACAATGACAGCCGAGAGGAATTTGGAAATCAAATCTATTATGGGCGTGAATGTGATGCATTATTTGATATGAATGGACAGCGTAACACTGCTCAACTGATTGAGCGAAATCCTAAACTGTCTAATCTGCTGAAAGATGACGAATATATCCCATCATTAGGACAGCTTAATTTAATAGCTCATTATCAAGATAATATAAACGATGTGCTGAGGTACATAGGCAAAGAACCGTTATCCTCCACATGGTATTGGTCCAGTACAGAGTACAGTCTCAGCCTCAGTTGGTACGTACACTTCTTCAGTGGGCAGACGAGCAACGGCAACAAGTGCTACAGTTACAGGGTGCGGGCAGTAGCAGCATTCACTTTGTGAACTACCGCTAAACTGAAGATTTAGGGGTTTTCAAATGCGAGTCCTTATAAAGTAACCATTTTTTTTGGGGGGGATCATTCTTAATCGGGTGGTCCCCTTTTCTTCACACTAACAAGCTATGGATAATCAAATGATAGGTAGTTCATCCCAAATATCCCATAAACTTCAATTAGCCGCACAACAAAGCCACCTTCATCAAAACAACAAAGGGAATCATTTTACAAATCCACCTCTCTAAACGTTCCATTGTATCATGGCTAGCAGTTGGCAGAATACCCAATGAGGAATATCATCCGATTGCTCAAGCAATATGTTCAACTTATCTTCTTTCATATTATGTTAGCATAAAAAAAAGCGGTAAAACCGTTGGGAATTACCGCTCTGATTTATTTTGAATCAACAAGACTTTATTGATATTTGCCTTTTAAGTTCTCGGTGAATATTTTTCAATAGATATGCCTAGAAATACATTCTTATCAAATTGTAGCCAGAAAAGATGTCAAACTTTCCATATCATCAAATTCTTTTATTTTAGTATCATCAGTCTTTCTAACTCTTTTTTTCTTCCTACTTTCAGAAACAACAGATAGCATATTTTGCACAACACCACTGGCATTGTGTAATTGAATAATATGTTTTTCTACTAAGATACATAGTTCATCAGCGAATGATCTTGAAATAAAAGAAACATCGCTTAAATCAATTATAGAACCACTATGCTCTGCTATTTTTTCTCGTAAAATTTCAGCATTAGAACGTGAGCGTATTTCAGATCCTAATAGATCATGAAGCTTAATTATTTCTTTCATAATACCTCCTATTTTATATACTTCGTATAATCAAATTCTTCACTAACTGTCAATGGTATTCTCATAAGTATAATCGTGCCATTCCAATTAATAGTATCAGGCAATTTTACATAATCACTTCCACCAGATGCATCATGCCTATGAAATGCTCCTCCTGATAACATAAAGAATGCTCCTCCAAGACCTTCCACAATCATACTTTTAGTAGATGATATACCAAATCCTCTACTTTCAGCATTGGGAAGATCTTTAGTCGAATATCCTTCATTTGCATATTTCAATGCTTCAGCTTCATTGTCACCTATCTTATCAAGCATCTTTTGTGACTTGACATAACTTCCATAAATTGTTATTCCATCATCAGCAATGCATATATCCAAACAATTCTCACGTTTCAGATATTGCGTATATATATAACCATAATCACTATCAGAATGTTGATTTATATTGCAAATTAACTCACTAATCAAATACGAAAGTGGAGTTTTAAGTTTTAAATCTAAATTTTTCTGTTTTTCAATAACTCCTTGAATAATGGTCTGCATTGAATCTATATTCTTATTCAATCGACTAAAGCGACATATAGGGATATAACTTTTCCCTAAATATTCTTTCAACGCACTATTTAGATCCATGTCATCTTTTATCGTCAGCATATCAAAGAACTTAACACATTCTAAATAGTTTTTCATATACCCAACCACATTTTTACACTGTACGTTCTTACATTTGCTTTTATATATGGCAAATGGGAACAAAAAAAATGGATGGAAAAATGAGGTTTTTGAAAAATCCCAAACAGGAACATCATTATCCCTTATTTGTTCATTCGCAAAAATGACAGAAAATAAATGGTTAAAAACACTACCTATCCGTTCATCTCTATCCGCATTTGGAATATTAATTACCTTATTCATAGTACAAGAAAATAATACTAATATTTACAGAAGGATATCTAATTACGGTATTCCTGTAAATTCCTTATTATAGTGCAAGATAATGCTGTTGTACATACCAGTACTCCTATATGACGCAAATATAGGCAATTATATCAATATGACAATACCAAAGATGGCTATTAACACTTTAAATTTAGCGGTAATTCCAACAAGTCAAAGAACGCTTCTGTTCGATTATTATTTTTCCATTCCCTTTCTGCAATGTTCACACAAGAATTTCTTGGCAACAGGAAACATCTTCTGACCGACATATCCGCTGAGATATTGTGCTTCCTCTCCATAAGGGTCAATTCCGAAAGCCTTGGAAATATGCCGGCATAAATGACCTTTTTCGTGGTCCCACGAATTTTGAAACTGTTCGGGGGTAGAAGTCAAAGAGAGCACCATTACCGTCTCTCTTCTCCTGTAGTCCGAATAGGTAAGTCCGGTATTCATCCTGCCTTCCGTCAGGTTGCGATACGCACGTTTGAGGGAATCCCCCCTGCATCCTATACGGTACAGGTCGGTAATGATTTCCTTAGCCCAATAAGTGTGTACCGCATAATACACCTTGACGTGCCAATCCCCATATTTCGGTATGTAGAACTCCTGAACAATCATATAACATCAGACCAAATTACAGGAACTCCTTTACCGATGCAGGTGGCAAAGAATTCATCAAACGCCCTGCAAGGGTCCCCATCAATATCATCAAGGTAGCACTTTATGTGTTTGCACAAATGTGCTTCGTCAACCAATGATTTTTTGAAAAAATCCGCTTTCAACATATTTGCAACATAGGCAACGTCATATCCTTTGTCGTGTTCGATGGTAATTCCGTTTGCTTTGAGCATATCGTCCACCTCATCTTTGCTCCAAGGGTCAAGTTTCTTTTCCTTGCCTGTTGCCTCGTCTTTCACTTTCATTTTTGAAACAGCCCATTCGTAAAGTTTTTTACTGAAATGGAATCCGTATGATTCCAGGTATTCTTGCATTCCTGATGGGAATTTGCTATATGTATCTAATCTTTGTTCCATAGCCTTAATTTAAAAAGAGGGGCGTTTCACCCCTCCTGTTATTAATAGAATTCACCGTTAGAGCGTCTGCGTCTGCGTTCGCCCATTTCATCCATACGCGGATATTCAGGAAAGTATCCGGGGTATCTGCGTTCATCCATGCCGGATGAGCTTCCACCACCTGAATAACTTCTCCCACCATCACGGAAACCCATCTCTCCGCGCATCTCTCTCATGGCTTTTTCGTAACCTTTGCGGCAGCCTTCCTTGTAGGCTTCCTCCACTTCGTCACCTCTCATACCGAAGCCGCGTCCGTAATCGTCACGCCCTTCTTCTAATATTTCCCACATTCCCATAATCATTTCTTTGTTTTGGATGTTTCAACCACTCCGAGCTGTTCCATAAGCCGTTTGTTCAATTCCATAAGGTCAGACATGTTCTTGCTCATTTCAGCCATTTGCCCTTTCAGCGTATTGATCTCGTTCTCCTGTCGTTGCTTCTCTGCAAATTCGGGGTTGATCATTGTCAGCATCTCATCACAGGACGCTATCACACTAAGGTCATAGTCTCTGCTGTTAACCCTTTCCAGTCTCTTCTGCTTTATCATGGATATTTCATTGTTCATCGCATCACGTGAACATGATATTACAATATTGCCGTTCTGCCCGAAGTCCGCTATATCTCCTCCGGCAGGAAGGTTCTGGAAAGTTGTATTCTGCCCATTAATGGAAGCCACCACGTCCACCACCATTTCCACCTGAGGAGAAGCAAATGGTTGTGCCACTGGATATTTGGCTCTTGGGGTTGACACACTGACCACTGAGGCTGTTTCTATATAATGTTTGGCTTCTTTGTGAAGTACATACAATTGGCTGTTTGCTCGTAAGTTCTGAAACATGATTGTTTGATTTTAAAGGAGTGTGGCTATTTCCATTTTGGAAATCACCACAAAACTCCATGTTAATTATTACTTGCTCCTTAAAGAAGCTGTTTCTGCTGTAGGAGCCGGAGCCGTTGTCGGTCTGTATCCACCATTAACAAGATACAATTCGTTGGTGTACTTGTTATAGTGAATTTCATAGATGCCTGTTCCGGCTAAGTTTTCAACAGTCACAGGCTCATTGTTATAAGCCATCAACGGTCTTGTGTCCCCATTAGTCCCTATCAGTATCGGAAGAGTTGCAGTCGTGCCGGCAGGTATAGCCTGACGGAGGCTGATATAGAATCCTCCAACATAATCCCTGTTACGGAATGCGTGGTTAGGAAGTTCCAAAGTAACATTCTCCGTGCCGACGGTCACAGCCACCGTAGGAAGAGTGTTGAAATTTGTTCTTCCGATTGATGGGAATAGGGATGGGAATCCTGTAAAAAAGTTAGGCCACATATCTACCTCCTTTCTTACCGGATTAACCCCAGTAGTTGTTGCAACCACATCCACTACGTCCGTATACAGCGTCACCCATATATGCACCGTAGGCGGCTGCGCGGAAACAATCTGTATTAATAGCGGTTAAATTGGGGTATTGAACACTCACAGTATTGGGGAGCTTGCATTTGATTCCATCAACATCGCTTTGTAATGCCTGCAATCCGGCTGCCAAAGGAGCAATCTGTTGTCCTACTGCACTCAGGATAGTGGCGTTCTGATTACGTTGGGATATTTCGGCTGTTAAAGTAGCCTTTTCCGCAGTAAGAGATGCAATCTTGTCCTGCAATGCCTGATTTTGAATTGCATCAAGTTTGGCAAGGATAGCATTCGTATTTGCAGTAGCACCGTCACGCAATGACAATGCATTGTTGTTCATTGTATTGGTAAGGGCATTCATTGATTCGCAATTCTGCAAACGTCCTTCATAGCCTTGTCTTTCAATAGCTGTTTGCGTTTTGCAGCAACAATCGGCAAGTTGAGTAAGAATAGACTGGTTGCCTGACTGCATAGCATTAATAATCTGGTTGGTTGACAATCCCACCTGATTACCTACTTGTGTAATGCTATTCTGCACATTGCACAATGCTGTCTGAACCTGTTGGGTAGAGCAGTTGAATGAAGAAGCCAATTGAGAGATAGCATTACCGTTACCCTGAATAGCTTGCATCAACAATTCGCGTCCTGCGTTTCCTGCCAATTCTGCCGGAAGTCCGTTAGCTCCGTTTCCTCCACGTCCACCGAACAAACCGCCACCATTGCCGTTCCATCCAAAGATACTTGCTATCACAACAAGCCAGATAATGCTCCACCATCCGTCCTGTCCTCCAAAGCCGTTGCCGTTATTCATCAAGGCAAGCAGGTTAGGGTCTATCCCCTTGTTCCCAAAAATTCCGGGAAGCATGGCGGTAATGTCAAGCTTGCTACCGCCTGAACCTCCATTGCCTCCGTCTGAATTAAAAACATAAGTTCTTTCCATAAGTATTTGTATTTTGTATCCCGGTCAAAATTGACCGTATGCAAAAGTACATATGTTGTAACTTATGTAAAATCAGTTGTTTCCCAATGATTTCTTTATATTATCCCAATATATTCTCAACATTTTCCCACTTTCCATCCTCTCATAGAAATTTGATATCATGTAGTTGACAGCACGTTTGGTTTTGTGGATATGAACGGCTATTTGTGAAGGGTACATGCCGCTTTCAGACAGGAGAGACACAAGAAGATACCGGGCATCCACTGTTTCCATGTTTTTATCAGAGGATAATATTTGGTCTACAGGCACTTCGGTTTCTTTTGAAACAATATTAATTATCTTGGCAAAGATTTCTGATTTGCACATAGTTTTTTCTAATTTTTATGCTTATCTTTGCCTCGCCACATAAAACATGAGATTTTGATGAACAAAGCATAAGATATTTATGTTGAAGATATTAGCCCCCAACATCAGGTATCTTATGCTTTATCATGTTTTTATGTGGCAATATTAATATGATGATATGTTGGGGGCTTTTTTTTTAATTCTTAGCCCCCGAAAGAACTGCTTTTGTTATTTTTGAGTAATTGCTACGCTTCTACTCGTAGCGTTGTGAGGATAATCCTCGGTATAGTGTTCTATTTCATTTTGAACCTCCCTTCTTTTTTATATTATAATTTTGCAATTATACAAATAAATTACCACACCAACAAATTATAACTAATTCCAATTCCTACATAACTCCCCGCCGGATAACTATATCCTGCCTGAATTCCTAATCCCCATTTTTTTGATGGACATTTCGGTATGCGCACAATATCATTAGTAACCGTGACAGTCTTAGGATATACTTTCAGGCTGTCCAAGTTCGGGTTATAACCACTGACATAAGCCGTATAGTTACTGTCCCGGTATATCTTCTGCTCGACAGGGAGCACCGTATCACCTACATGGATAGTATCGCCTGTGTGCCAGCAAATCAAAGGAGTAGGAAGATAGTAGGGGACCGTATCCCTTCTTACCACAAGGCTTGAGCTGAATACCGTATCCGTTCTTGCCTCTATAACTGCTTCGGGGGATGGCTTTGCGAACCATCCTAAACCGAAAGCGAGTACAATCAGTAATATGTAAGGAAGCCATTTCATTTCAATTTGGTTTTAGCTTGCAACATTAACATACAACCCCACCAAGCTGCTTAAGTCATGGGTCAATGCCTGACCGCTGTCCCTTGTGCAGATATACAATACGTCATTCTGAGTATAGTACTTGTCCTTGAATATCTCCATAGGAGGCGTATAAGGTATCGGGTCATCCTTGGTGCCTGATGCGGTCTCTACAACCACTTCGTAGAGTGCTGCCGTAGCCATGCCGGGATATTGGCTTTCCAAAACCATAGGGATATCTTGCCGGACCTTATACAGGTGTTCCTTGTAATTAACCTTATCCCCCTTGGATAAGGATTCGTCTATGAATTCCGCCCAATCGGGATACAGCGATTTAACTTTCAAAGATTCGCTGTCTGTCAGGCTCAATGTCTGTATCTGTTTTTTGACAGATTCCACCATGTTTTGCGCGGATGCAGCCAGTATGTAATCAGCACTATAAGGTTGCGGTTCGTGATTCCATTCTTCCGATTCCATGATTTGTACGAATTCGGGGTCATCCATTCTGTAGGTGGGGAATGAGTCCCTCGGGAAGAGGTTAACGAATTCTTCATGCAGCACTACTTTAGTGCCGTCTGCATTGCTTCGCATTGTCGGCAATGCCAACAGTCCATGTTGGGTCAGCCATTCTATCGTAACGATTGTATATCTCATTGTCCAATTATATTAGTTAATACGTAATCAATTAATTCTTGCTCTGTGAATCCGTCTGCCTCTGTTGGTATGGAGTCGAAGGCTATGGAATTGTAAAAAGCACATTTCATTCTTAAACCACCTCCCCTTATTCTAAAGAAATTAGCGGGGAGTGAGTTGGTTTCATTTACTTCTGAATTTACTATCGTTATAATTTGTTTCTGGTTTTGAAGCTCATTGGAAGTTTGACTTTCATTCAATACGCCGTTAATATAAGTTTTTCCTCTAGTATTATAGACATTATAGGCAACCTTATTACTTTCAGTAATTACTGCAAAAAAATGCCAACCTGATGTATATCTTTGATCATATAAAGCGGCATCGAGCATCATCGGATTAACCGTCATAAACAGCATCTTCACTCCACTACTCATATTCTCTACCAATCCATAATCACCTACACCATCTGTCACTAATGCACCGGGATATTCGGGTATCTGAGTAATGGTGATGTTACAGTTGTCTATAACTTCAAGGGTTGTAAATCCTACCCAACCATTCTTACTACCAAGCGACAACGATTCTGAATCAAATTCAAAATCTCCATCTTTTAATATAATATGTTTATTCCCTTGCTTATTATATTGAAAAACGAATTTACCTTCAATTTCTTTCGTTATACCTGTAATATGACATCTTATATTCACAGCCTTTACACTTAAATCAATATATAAAACGCCTTTTTGAACACCTAACAAGCTTTTGATTACAACTTCTGAACTTGAAACTTTTTCCACATTACCATATGACGAAGGTGAATTCCATTTCAAAAAGTTATCATTGTACCCTCCAACACCACTCATTTCGGCAAACAAGAAGTTATTTAGCTTCATTCTCCTTCCTTTACCCGACAAGTCCTGCAAGTAAGCAGATTCCTTCAATGTTTCGTTGGTCGCACCTTGCTTCTTTACGTCATAGTAGAAAACAACATGCTCCCTTATCCATTGAGGGATAGGGGAAGGCTTGGAAGCACCGCCACCCGAACGGATTTCGCCAATGTGATTCGGTGCGATTGTATTCAACCGCACCGAATTTAAAGATATTGTATTAACCTTCATATCACTCCAAAATTAATGCCTTGACAGGCTTAATATTGCACTGAATCTTGATATGCTGCTCACCAATAACACCTTCGATGTTCTTCTGCCAAACCGACCCAACACCGTAATCTACTTCAAACGCCACCCAACTCTCACCGTCCAAACTCTGATACAATACCACCTTGGACGGATGTGTATCGAATACCAATTGCAAACCAAATGTAGACGCAGCAGGCTGAAACTTATACTCCTGATTGGAGCCGGATGCTGCAAAATTGCCGGTTATATCCTTTAATGCCATAATTGTAGATTTAATTGTTAAACGATTTCAATTGTAATACTTTCGCCTCTTCTCTGTGCATCCTCTATCAGCACATTGAGCTTATCGGATGTATATCGGGATTCGGTCAATCGCCCGACTTCCGTATTCCTTCCGACAAGTATGCAGCCGGCAGAATCATCGGCAGTATTCCCCGGATGTATCAAGATTCCTTCAAAGGCAGGGACGTTAAGTAATCGCGGCAGGTTCCTGCCAAACTTGGGAGACCAATTATATACCACCTTATATTCTCCGTAAGGAATGGCGGTTTTGCCATATACCTTCTTTTCATTGCTCAAATCGCGGACGGTGTCTTCCAGTGTGTTGCAGAAAAGCTTCCCGTCTACGAACAGTCTGCCCACTGTATAAGCGGGTTTCTTCCATAATCTTTCCACTCTTAATTTCATTTCTTTTCCTCCTTAATTACTTCTTTAATATCTTCTTTGTCAACTTTTAATGTCTTGCCGAAAATCAGCCTGAACGCTTCGACAATATTCAGCTCGATTCCCTTCGGCTTAAGTATGTTGCTGATAATCGAGCACATTTCCAAGAAACATACCATCAGGCAGGAATACATATCAATGTCGTAACGGCTACCCGATGCCTTGTTTATCATCACCACCATGAAAACAAAGCTAAAGTATGTAACCATCTTGCCCATGGTTCGCCTTACCGCCCGACTGAACCGGACCTGTTCGCCCATTATGATACTCTTTCTCAGCCCGCAGGCTAAATCACATATAATCACGGCAGCAGACACTATCAGCCACGGAATCATGTGTTCTATGCTCTCCTGAACGAATGCGGTAGCTATTCCTGCCAATCCTCCGGCTACGCTCTTATCGATGCCATCTCTAACTATTGCACTAATCATTTGTCGGATTAATTTTTAATGTTATATTTGCAAAACCTTGTTAACCGGAACGCGAAAGCTAATCTTGATTCCCTGCCCGCCTGAGAAGGTATGCAGGGAGTTTTTTTACACAATAAACATTCTGCCAATCTCCGCCAATACGGTGATGCCATTAACCTTGATTTCCCCATCTTCATTCCTGCCGATTGCAAACTCCTTATCCGTAGGGATAACTTCCGCAATGGAAACCAAATCATCGTCCGTGAGTGTCCTTTCGCTGACTGTATAGTCATTGTCTGCCGAAGCGCATTCTCTTGCCTCTTCAAACTCGCGCATCAATGTTTTTTTCATATCAACATAAGAGAGGTATTCCTCACTCTGCTTAATCGACTCAAGCTCTTGTTTTTCTTCGTTGCTTATGTTTTCTTTCTTCTCCAACTCAGTCACGCGGGGGAAGGCTTGGGCGTCATATCCTTCGGGCTTCAGCTTGGCATAGATACCGCGCATATCCTCGTTAAAGCTCTCCATTGCCCTTTCGTAAGCTACCAAATTCAAGATAATCTTCACTTTTGTTTTATTGGCAAGCGGCGCACCCTCATCCGATTTCAGAGGCACGAGCTGCAAAAAACTCATTTTTCTGATGATTTCGTTGATTTTCATTTTGCACCTCCTTCCTTGGGGATGGAAGACAATATGCTTCTAAGCATACTCTCTATATCTTCGATGGGAGCTTTCATGCCTACTGTCATGGTAAACCCTGTGGGCATGATAGAGGCTGTGCCGACATAAGCATCTCCATCCAATACGATATATTGGATATCATTGGTTGTGTTGTTTGAGACTTCACCGTTTTCATAAAGCCTTGTAATACTTTCTTTTTTTCTTATCAGTTCCATATCTTATAATTTAATGATTAGTATATTATGGGTTAGGGTTCAAAGCCAAAGGATAAGCCTTCTTCGTGTACTTTCCGTTGGATAGTGTAACATATACATAGTACTCTTGCAAGAAATTCATCAAATCAAATTGACCCGATATCACAACCGGATTGTCCAGAGTCAAATCCTTGTCTCCTAAAGATTTTTGCTGCTCACCTGCCTGGAACGGGTCGGTCACGTCACTCGTTATGAATCGCAGACTAATCCAATTGTTGCGAAGTGTCATATTGCCATTGGTAGCCTTTAACTTGAGTTCCCACTTGACAGCCGTATTCAGGCCTGTCATTGGATGCGTCACATACTCTGCATTCAGATTGATTACCAAACCACCCGCTTCTTCTTCCGATACATACTTAACCCTGCCGGGAGAGCAGTTCATAACGGGCAGGAACAAGTTAACCGAATCCAAGTCATCGATGCTATCAATCTTATTCATGCAGAGAAACGGATATACATCATAATATTGACCTAGTGTCAGACCCCTGGCAGGCATTTCCAATGACACACCCGGCTTCACGTTCGCCAGTTTCCTTACGATTCTGTTGGACGAGTCAACCAACATCGCCCCAAACCACCATGTTTCAAGGTTAGTCCCGAAATCTATATCGGACAACGTTATAGAGCCGGGTCCTGACTTGTCCACATCGGTAATGTTGATTCCAACCGAACATGATATGGTTCCGGATTGGGATACTTTGGAATCGCACTGAAATGCGAATATGGGTGCCCATGCATTATGCTTGTACAACAGAAAGTCCGCCAACCTGTACGGACTCCCACTTCCGCCCCAAGGTCTCTCATAGGTATATCCGTTCATCTTGTCTTCCGTATACAGCTTGGGGATTTCCTCATAAGATGCTACAGGGGGCGGCTTAATGCCGCAATTCCTCATCGAGCCTTTCCACCAAGCTCCTTCACCGTCAGATGGCATGCTCCTGTCAGGAGCGGCAGAGGCAATATGGACAGGCTTGCATCTTGACCACATATTAATCTCATGGCTCGTGCATAACCCGCTCACATTCGTTTCAGACGTCCCAAGAACGGAAGCAACGTCACTCCTCAGATTGACAGGAGACGTAATTACGTTATTCGAGTTAGCCATATCAGTAGAGCAGTAACAGGGTTATATAAGTCGAGATAAAGGCACACATCTCCATCCAAAACACAGGCTTCTTGAACTTAAGGCATGCCAATACGATTACACCGCCAAGGAAGGTTATAAGAGGGACATACCAAAAACTCATCAACACTTGCCATACAAGAGAGGCAAGCGCGCAGATTCCCGCGCTTACATAATGGATATTGCGGTTATAATCCTCCTTGAACAAGGGAGCCGAGCCGACAAATGCCAATGATGCACTTGCGATGAACGCCAGGAATTGATATTCTTCCTTGCTGGCTTCGATGAACGATGCAACCAGCAGGGAAGATTCGGCAAGACAGAAGAGCGTGAACAGCCAACCCTTCTTTCCAAGCCGATAGTATGTGTCACTGATACTTGCAGGGATGCCATACATCCCGACTGTATATCCGATATAGGATACAAACAGAATAATCGAAACAATCAATAATGTAACCATAGTTTTTAATTTATAAATTTACGTTTCAAATCATCAATCTCTTTGTGCAGCTCAATTATCTGAGCCTGCAATACTGCCGTATATTGGGCATAGTTCACGGACAGGTAGTGTTCTTTCGAGCTGCCTTTAGACACCAGCTCAGGATACAATTCTATCATGTCCTGTGCGATAAACCCTATACTTTCCTTTCCATCCTTGATATAGCTGACAGGGGTGATGAACCCTCTGTTTCGTAGCGGTTTTATACTTGATTTTAAGCGCGCGTCCGAATAAGCGGTAATCTCACCGCTTGCAAGAAACGAACCCTGGACAACCGCCCTGTTATTAGAGGCTTCAAGCTCCAATCTAATCCCCGGGCTGTTACCTCCATCATCATTCGACACTGCTATCAGCATGGTTCCCCATGTGTCGTAATTAGGTCGATACGTACCAATGGTGTATCTTGTCTGCCAACCAACACCGTCCAGTGTATCCTTCCAGCTAATTATCGGTCTACAGGAGTCGTGCATCATCAGGGATAATTGGTTAGCCCTGAATACGGCATTGTCCGGATTGAAGTATATCGGCCATTGTAATTGCCAACGGTCTGTCATGCTGGATCCAAAGGAAGAATCGGTATTAGCATTACCTTCTACATACAGATTAACTATGTGCGACTGATTATTACCCAAGTATATCATTCTGCCGTTACTGGTGTAGAATCCAATACCATAATATCCTGATATATCCATTCCGCTTGCACCGCCGGTGAATCTGATTCCATACCAAGGACTATCCCCATCGTGAGCATCATTAACATTTTCACCAATGACGTTGCAATCAATCTCACCATTAACTGCCAGATTGCCTGTTATCGTATCACCCGACTTCAATACATACTTGGATAAGTCGGAGGATAGTGCCGCACCGATGCTCGAAGGTGTTATGTTGATACTCTTAGCCGAACTTCCGTCATAACCCCCTTGTGATTTCCCGTTAAGACTTATGGTAAGCGCATTAGGACTTCTCAGAGCGGTCGGGTACGCAGGAAGAGATATCACCCCATTGGATACATTGTAAGGAGTCGTGCCCAGCTTTACCTGCTTGGCATATACACTGCCCAAGTCCGGTATGTGGGAAAAATGGATTCTCTTGGACGTGTCAGACTTGGCAAGCTCATCCCACATGGCATCTATATCCAAACCGCCACCGCCTTTTTTATTCGTCCACTTGTTTTTGATTGAGTCGTAGGTCAATACCTGTCCTTCCGATAGAGGAGTAACCAGGTCTACATCGTCCAGCATGCCCAATGAGGTTGCACCACTTCCACTACCGGTTGTCGAACCGAACGCAGCAAGGTCTCCCGTAGCGTAGAAATTAACCATAGACCCATCATCCTTCTCTACATATACGGCATTATTGGTCGCGTCATATTTCAGCAGAGCATTACCGATTTGGACAGAATTGATGGCTTTTATATGAGTGAACGGATATTGAGGTTCCAATATATATTTGAATTCTGCCGAGCGCAAGAACTTAAATGCCGACAGTAATACACCGACCGTTTCCTCACCGACAAAGAATGACAACGGGTCTGCATGGAGTGTACCATCTTCTTCCCACCAAAGTGCACCGTTGGCAAAGTAACCCGTACCGTCAAAGCGCACAAGACCTTTGGCAACGTTTTCCGGCACGCTGCTTTCCGGGTAATCGAATTTGTCCAGCATGGAACCTCCCCACCAGGAAGCAATACCTCCGCCACGCTTGTCGGATTGGTATACACCGTTCGTACCGCTCATTATCTTGAAACCGCTTTCCGAGGTGTATCCTAAAGCTAACAATGAGGATTGAATAAGACCACCCTCAATATTGGTATATTCCTTAAGTGCTTTCGTCAGATAGGATATATCTCCTATATTCTTCGATATTTCCTTGATGGATTCGTTAAGCTTGCCCTGTATATAATTGTTCGCAGCATTGACATTGGCAATAAAATCACCGTACTTCAAGTTGAACGCTGAATACTTGCCATCCACCATAGCCACTTCGGTAGCTGTGGTCTTACCGTCCTGAATCACACCGTTAATGGTGTTTATAAGCTCCTGTGCCGAGTTATTGAACAAGCGGTACGCAGTTTCCAACTCCGTCTTTACCACGCCTTCATCAAGAAGCTCATTCTCTATAATCTTATTATAGGATTCTGTTACATCGTTTTTGATGGAATCAATATTATTCAGGTATTTTTTAATCGCAGCCGCTTCCCCTCTGTCTACGATACCATCATTGAATGCTTCATCGGTAAAGTCCTTCATTGAACTTACAGTACTGTCCAGCTTTTCAGCCGCTTTCTTCGTTTCTTCGGCTATTTTCTTTGCTTCTTGCGCCAAAGTGTCATCAGTGTATTTTGATGCAAGCTCCCAATGGGAGATACTAAATGCTTCCCCTGCCTTTTTTGAAGTGTTCGCTCTGAGCATATCGTCCTTGTAAGTGCTACCATAGGTCGCATTTACCCACATATCACCTATGTCGTATGCGTCCGAATTCTGCGGTTGTCTCACAAAGATGCGTCTTTTCCCATCTGCGGTATCCTGTGCTTTTTGAGCGTTTTCCAAAGCCTTGACAATATCCGTATCGGTAATGGCATTCCAATACCATCCCTTTTCTTGTTCATATTGGAACCGGTATGCTTTTCCCTCCTTGCTGTAATAGAGGTCTCCCAAATGATTGTTCTTCTTCTCATCTGTATCCCAATCGGATGCGGGAATATTTTCAAGGGTGGGCACCGGGTCGTAAAACCATGTTTCTATCGCACCGTCAACCTGATTCTGGATATTATCTATTTCCTGCTTGATGTACTCTTTCAGAGGGTCTAAATCCTCAATGTACTTTTCAGATGCTTTTTTGAGAGCATCTTCGATGGTGTCTCCATTGCCGATGGTAGTACCGACCGACAGCTTTCCTTTCAATTCCACGCCTTCACCTTGGGTGAACTTAACAAAGCTGTTACCATCACGGTCCCCAATATACGCATCACCGTATACATGGAAAAACGCCTTGTTGTTAGTTTTGTCTACACCATACTCAACATACTCCTTGTTCAAGTAGGAGTAGGAGTCTATACCGTGATACAGAGTAACACTTGGGCTGAACACATCGGTAGAAGAGAAAACAATGGCATTCTGTGCGTCAATATTGCTTTCATCCGTCACGTCCTTGTTGTCAATGCCTTTCCATTTGATTCGTGCACCAAGGTGAGCTACAGTATCACCCTTTGCCGGAATATCACTGCCTGTGTCGCAATCCGCCATGCTGAGGTCAATATAGTGCAATTTGTATATGCCGACATTGATAGGCTCTTTGCTTGCCCCTACACATAAACGCCAATAATAATGGTTCGCTACCTGTTGGTATTCTCCCGGTTTTTGTATGTTGAAGTTTTTGCTCTGTATCTGGAAGCCTGCACGGAAGCGGTTCTCCACTTCCACACCGTCCTGCTCGGCAAGGAAGAAACATCTGTACACGCCTTCGGGGACGCCATTGTCTACCCTTTCTTTATCCATCAATTGGAGTTCACTGCCATCTGCAAGCAATATAGGATTCCCGTCTGCCATTGAAAGTATGGGCGTTTGTTCAATGGTGCCCTTGGTCCAAACATCAATAAGCGTAACAGCACCACCCGGAGTTAGAACTATCTTTCCACCTACAGAATTTACATTTTGTATCTCCAGTGATTCGAAATAGGCTTTCATGCGGACTTTCAGTTTATCAACCTCCGCATAGGTTTGACCTGTTTCCTTATCAACCATTATGATACCACCTGTACTACCACTGACAAATTTTCCTATTTCAAAAGCTTTGTCAGAGGATAATTTGTGCGGGGTACGGTCATCTTTATCTTTTCGCAAGAAGAAATTACTTCCAAAGGCTTTTATCAGGCTCTTAATTTGTTCTGAATTATATCCACCATTACCTTGACCACCGCTTACTATTGAATCAATCTGGTTCTGAATTTTTTCTAATGTGCCTACAATTTTTTCTTCCTTGAGAGTAATTTCATATTCTGGAATCATATCATCACCTTCTTTTATAGAAAGAGAATCAATGATTATACTCCCACTTATTCCCAAATCATCATCCTCAAACAACATCAAATCACCTTCTTTTATGGTATCATGAATGCTTGTCTGATTATTGGCAACAGCATCATCGTGTTGCCTTGCCATGTAAATATTATCTACTTTGGGAATGTATGAATAACGAATATAGTCATTTTTTGCTAACCATGTTTTTGCAGATGAAAGTAATCGTTGGGAATGTGCTTTTATATAGACATCAGGCATTGATATATCTAATAATACAAACTTATCACCTGATTTTATATTATAATTTTTATATGGGAAGAACAGTTTTATTCCATCATCATATACACGAGTGCATGTAAGGATATATTTATTACCATGTTTCTCACATTTAGTTATTTCAAAATCACGTCCTCCACACATTCCGTCTTTCATTGACAAGGTAGCAGTTTCTCCCAAAAGGTAGTTGTTGATATCAAAACCTATATCCTTCAATGTGACAGTAAAATTCCCTTTTTCTATTTCCCCTTTATTATCTGCTTGACCATCATCGGTTAGCTGTTCGGCTGAGTACACTTCGTCAAGATTCCCATTATCTCCTGGGTCTATTGAAACAGTTATTCCTGCATCTTCGAGTTGCTGTGCTGTCATTCCCTCTATTGAAGGGAATATTTCTTCCAAACCTTCCTGGCTTCCATCAAAAAAAATAGTACCTTCTCTTATACCAAGTTCTTCTATGTTATCGCTGTCGATATAAGGGTCTAATGTTGTTTCGGGGAATCCAGGTAACATAAGGTTGTCTACTGCCATATTATTTGGCAGATAATTGCCGACAGAGGAACCGGATAATTTATTGTAATATCTGTCAGGCATATTTCGTGTGCTTCCATATGCTCTTAGACGAGTAACAATCTTTTGGTCAGCTTCGGCATTGCGTTCTATCTCATACAATCCTTTGCCTTTCCCATATTTAAAAATATTGTCTACTGCTATCCCAGCAGTGCCTATAGTGATCTCTCTTCCTCTTATTATGAAATTAGCTTCAAATTCAGAGTTTGTTAATGCAAGTGCATCCCATACATTTATTGTATCTACACTTATGTTGATATTTTTCTTGTTGACATATTCAGGATGAACGATTACAGTCCATTTTTTATTCCCTGTATATATACGATCAAGGTTTACCTGAATGCGTTCAGCGAGATTTGATATAGATGATGCAAAAAAGCTGAATTTTGGCAGTGAGGTAAAATGTATATTGTTGTCATTGGGAACATAATCAAGGAAATCACATCTCGCAAGTTCGTCACTTAAAGAGTTGAATTTTACATTGTCATAAGTGAATGCGTCTCCTGTAGAATTTTTACTTGCTTTCTTTAAAATAGTAGGGTCATAGTTTATTTCAAAACGTTCCCCACGATATATAAGATAATCACCTATTGCAAACTCTATAGGGGATTCGCTTTTTATAGTACAAACAACAGAACATTCACCCATAAATTCACCATTATATTCCAACTGATGAATTTTACATTTTGCTATCTGTCCTGTTTTATTATATATCGTCCAACTCATAACACTTTTTCTGTAAGTCCCGTTATTGTTTCACCAATGCCCTTTACCGGAGTTACTCTTGATAAAGGGTTGTCAACTTTCATAGTAAGCTCAAATTCCATAATATCATCAAGATTGCCTTTTGTAAGTGTAGGCTTTCCTATTTTAAAAAGTCTGCAAGTCCGACCTATTCCGTCATGTGGAACAAACAGCTTTGTTTCCACCCCACTACCATCTTTTCCTGTCAAATAATCTAACAGAAAGTCCATTTTGTCCCATGCTGTATTTGGTTCCCCTTTATAAGCTATCCTTATAGTTATATTGTATGGTTTTAAAGGAAGGGTAGGAGGTATATAAGTGTCTTCTCCGTTTTCATCTGACCAATTCCTTGAAGGGAGGTCCTTGATTTCCATGTCTGGTAAAGATATACCCATACATACCATTCCGAAATCAGTAAGACTGTCTTTCAAAGAGGAACTTTCCTTTACTTTTTGCATTAATATGGAATAAGGCTTGCTCATTGTACTATTGTTTGTTATATAAGATCATTTTATAGAGTATTCGCTAAGATCTATCTGTATTCTGTCAGTTCCTTTGCCGTATTTATCGCGCCACTCCTTGGCTTTGCGCTCCACATCGTAGGCATCAGCTTTGTTAAACTTGTTTTTTTTGTTTCTTTTGTCCTTATGGTTGTATACTGTTATTGGGCAATCAACTGCCATAAGTTCTATTTGTGCTGCGGTATATCCCCAATAATATCCCCACATTGGAATATTCCACAGTCCCCATAGCAATTTCAAGGGCTCTGTGAGGCATCCATGTTTTTCTCCGATGAACCATGCTGCTCCCCAGTCTGTCCTCGAAGGATACGCCTTGCTTCCTCCCTCGTCTTCATCATCTCGGTATCCCTCATCTCTGTCAGATATATGATAGACATGAAGTAGCTCTCCACATCCTCTTTTTTTTTACATGTTTCCAATAATGGCAGATATTCTGCATCGGTGTATTGCTTCACATAGAAAAACCATCTCCAAAGAAACCAATAAAGAAAAAATATCGAGAAATAGCCGTTAAGCAGAAGAGCTGCCACACATTTGGCATTCACTTTTCGCTCGTCCTTCTCGTTTAAGATGATGTCTGTCACCTTGCTTTTGGCTCCGTTTCTTATATAACCTATCTTCCATTTGGATTTTCCAAGAATGACAATATCCTTCTTATTGCGTTTTACCGCATTAAGTTCTCTCTCATCAGCTTCTGTAGGCTCTGATATTATCTTTCGTTTTGTCATGATTATATATTCGTTAATGAACAGAAGTGGATATGCATTATTCCACCTCTGTTTTCTAAAAAAATCTCATTAACCACCTATTGTTTTCCATAAAATCATAATGTCAGCACCTTCACTGTTCTCTAAAGGGCTGACGGCAACATTGAAATAAGCTGGATTGTCACCATCAGCAGCAACAAGACTAGAATACATTTCCACATTAGGCAAGGCGATAATAGTCTGTCTGTCTTCGCTGAACATTAATAAAGAGCCTACAACTTTTTTGGGAGCAAGAGAGTATGCGCCTCCTGAGTATGTTACGCCCTCAACAAGAATACCTTCTGTACTTGTGATATCTCCTCCTACCTTGTTCATCAACAAAGAGTTTACAGGTCCTGCAATGCTTGCCACTTGGAATGAGATGTCGCCATCTCCTTTCGTTGCCTTGCTTACCCATGTACTTCCTGTAGTAAGTTTGATTTTAGTAACTTCTGCATCTCCGGTATTAAAATTTACTCCTTCTTCAAGTACTGGAAATTCTATATCGACAGTAAATGCTTTGCCTAAATCTGCTGCCTTTATTTCAGAACTCTTGAAATAAATTTCCTTTACGTCATTGAAAAGTGTTTTCAAATCGGTCAGTTTGGTTGTAACGGTTAGTCCTGTCATAATTTTGTCGTTTTTATTGTTTTACTTTGTGTTTGTTAATATGAATAGCTGTCGGTTGTGTTTACCAACAACTTTGCTTGTATGTTCCATACGGTGAAACCTAATCCATCATCTCCTTTAAGGACTATCTTCGGATTCGTTACCGAATATCTCTCAGAAACAATTGGGAATTTCTCAAGAACGGCATTAAGTATTTGTTCTAACTCCCTAGTCGGAGATATTCCGCTGCTACGGTTCCTCACAAATATCTCTATACGCATTGTAGTTTTCTGCCATGCATTCTGATCATCAATAGCTATCGGCAGAGATACCACTATCATATTATCCGTTTGTTTGGATAAAGCGGATGGTCTGTGTTCTGGGAATACCCTTTCTGCCACATCTGAAAGCCTTTTACATATGTCTTTCAATATTTCACTGATATAGTGCTTGGTTATATGCGCCATCAGGATATCGGTTTTAGATTGTCTAACAATATACTTTTAAGCCCTTGGTATGTTTCGGTTAGAACATTAAGTTTGCGTGTGTTTTCCAAATAAACTGAATATTCTGTTCCGGTGGTCATTACTATGGCATATCCTTTTTTAGGGCTTCCCTTATAACTTTGTAGAAAATTTAATGAGGTTTGCTGACCATATAAATTATCTACATCAACTGCTCCACTTACACTCCTTGCCTTTCCTTCATAAGGGCGTGTCAAATAGATGGTTTTACCCTTCTGTATTTTTAACCTTATTGGTTTCCTTAGCCTATCTCCGGAAGATATTACGAATGCAAGTTTACCGTCAATATAGAAGCCACAGGAGTAAGAGGTTTGAGTGTTCCCGGTAAAACCGTCGAATTGTCTTTTTCTCTCTGCATCATCTATCAGTTGGTAGCATATTCTTGCCATTTTGTCTATAAAATAAGCATTTTTTATGGCTTTGAACATTTGTACACCTTCATCAAACCCTTCTATCTTCCCCATATATTTAGTTTTTAGACATATTGAAATAAACTGTGGTTCCCATTTCAGTAGGGTAGGCATCAGTCACTGTCAGCTTTTTGTTAGTTCCCGTATAGTCGGTCACATCCAATATACATCCTGTACAAACGCCCTTTACTAGCCCAGGTATATCAACCGCATAATCTCCTTTTAATACATTGTCTGTTTTGAATGTGCGTAGGTTACTACTTCCATATTTATTGCATTTGCCTTCGTACAACACAGTTTCTACGCCATCATCCCATGATGTTTCATCGGATATCTTGTATACTCTGCATGTATGTGGGAATCGTGGGTTGCTTACTTTCGCCATAACTTCATACCATAGGTTTTCATCCGTATCGTCCCTTTTATAGCATTCTCTCCATATTTTTTGTAGATATCGTTAGCCATAGCTCGAAGATTGCGCTTATCGAAAGCGGAACTTTGTGTACCTCCTTCTTTGTGTTTCCATACACCGTTTGCATCTTCAATGCTGCCGGTTACACTTGGGGTGCTTGCACACCACATATATAAGTCGGCTTTGCATAATTCTTTCGTTCGTTTATCTATATCCCTTATATCAAGATTGGGGACAAGTTCACGATCTATCAGAATTGAGTTAATAGCATTATCGCTTACATCGAATCCGACACAACCACGGAGATAAGACTCTATGGTCGTGTTGAGTTCTGTAATATTTTGAGAAGCATTAGTCATTATTCCCCTTTAATTTCTAGATAATACATCCACCGTACCTTATTTGGAACTACTAGCCCTGTTACTTCGGATTTGATTACTTGGGTCATTGTCTCGTCATCAAACAGTTGACGAATCAAAGTGCGTCCACCGTCATACAAAGCTGTTCTCGCTCCCGGCGTTTCCATATAGATAGGCTTACCGCATTGGACATCACCAATAGCACCATTTGGAATATAAACCATAACTCCTTCGTTAAAACTCTGTAAGTTAACATATTCCATCTTTTTGGCGGTCTTGTTGTATTTTTCAACAACAGATATAGCATCGATTACTACAATAGGAGCTCCAACTCTCGCCTCAATGAATGCTTTAAGGGTTTCATCGTCAATCAAAGAACCTAATGCCTTTTTATTAGCATCATCTGTAACATCTGGGCGTGTATAAGTTACATATAAATTACGGAAATATGGGAGCATCATCAAATCATCCCATGTAGTTTTACTAACTTCCCAGTGTCCGGCAGGAGCAAAATCTTTTTGTTCGCTGTTACGTTTCACATCACGCATTACTTTTATAGGGTCAATGGCATTAGTATCAAATTTTTGAGTGACTGTTCCATGAGAACTATCTTTAGAATACCAATGACTTTTTTGAATATTCTTAGAAGGAACACCAAAATCTATTTCTGTGGTAATGCCTAATGGGTTATTGGTGGCATTGATTACTAGCTTCCCTTTATTGGATACAATTTGATGACGTTGGTGGGCAATAGTATTATAATTACCACCAATCAAATCGTCAATACCGTTAAATAATAATTCCATAATGGTATCTTCGATTTCCGGCGTAGTATCTCCAATAGCATTGGCGAGCATCATCTTCTCTCGGAGGATTTTGCGGCTCATTACAACTTCATGCTTAAATGTAGGTAAACCACCCATTTTCAAGCTGAGACCATCAGTTGATTTGGTTGCACCGTCACTGTCAATATCCACATAAGTTGCCATAGTGTATGGGCGGATAGTTGCCTCAATCTGCTCATACGTAGGATTGATTGGAATATTAGGATTCAAAGGGAAACCCATCTGTGAGAACGTTCTGTCTGCATTGTATTTTTCGGCAAACATATCGTTGATGTATTTAGTCAACGCACTACCTTGTTTATCGCTTACGTATCCCATTGAAGCAAGTCCTTTTGCTACAATGTCGTAGAATTGTTTGTCTCTTGTGTACATTATATCCTCCTTTCTTTAGGCTTCTCTTACAAATTCAATCATTGGGAGATTAGACTCCATGGCTGTAGGAATACTTGCTCCTACTACTCTGTCTGCATAAATTCTTCCTGCTCTCACTACGGCACAAGTAGCTAAAGTGCAACCTTCGGGAATGCAAACATCTTCAAAAATCAATCCGTTTACAGTGTTTGTAATATCGGTCCATTTGGAAGCATTGAAAGATTCAGGAGATTCAATTTTTGTTTTGTTCTTATATATTTTACCTCCATTCTCTACGATATCACCTACTTCATAAGTTTTTTGTTCATACGCCGGTCCAGCCAGCACCACTACCGTTTTACCTGCTCCCATAAATTGTACCGGTGTACCTGCACCAATAACTGTACCTGCCGGGTATTTGGTGTGATTTATCATGCCACCTCCCTGATACAGTTCTCTTACTCTGCTCCACACAGGAAAATGGCCTCCGAACTCTGCACTTCCTTGTGCTATGGTATTAAAAGTACCTTTTTGTAAGTTCATACTTGTTTTGTTTTAATTTGTGTTTGCGTTAATACTCTCTCAGTCTTGCTGCTCGTTTTTTGGTAATTTCCCTTGGCTTTGCATACGGGCTTTGAACGCTTCTCGTTTCACTTTGGCAGCTTCTTTATCTGCTGTTCCTCCATTACCGCCACTGCCTTCCCCTCCGTAAGGAGACGCTCCGTTACCAAAATACGACTTCAGTTTTTCCTCATAAACATTCTTAACAGCATTCATGAATGCAGTATCATCCATGCCTTCTTTCAATTCTGTCATTTGAACAGCGTCATTCCATAAGGCAGTGTTCTGTACTTTCAGTTCCTTTGCTTTCCCTTTAACAGCACTACGTATTTGATCCATGGAACGTTTCTGTTGTTCTCCTTTCAATTGAGCTCTGAGTTCTTCAACGCTTTTTTTCAATTCGTCCAACGCTCCATCTTGTTGTTGCGATGATTGTTGAGTCTGTGGCTTGTAATTTTTAACAAATTCGCTTTGTTCATGCCGCATTTGTCCACCCATGGATTTTAGGATTTTCACATGTGTGTTCACGTAATCATCTGTCACAATTGCATCATCCGTAATACCGGGAAGAATCGCTTCAAGATATGTGTCAAGTGTCCTTACAGATAATCCGGTGTCTCCGTACATCTGCGTGTTAGCATCAGGTTCTCCGATACTTGGCTTAAATTTGGATAAAAGGGTCTCTTTGTCCATAATGTTCGTGTCTTATTTTGTGTTTATGTTGAAAAAAATAGAGCCATATCAAAGTGGGGTTTCCACCTCGATACAGCTCTATCGGCTTTATATCTTAATCTATTATGTCGTTGCGGAAGGTGGAATCGAACCACCGACCTCTTGGTTATGAGCCAAATGAGCTACCAACTGCTCTATTCCGCGATATTATTTTATTCTCCGTTCCCTGTTGCATTGATGTCAATATAGTGTTTGCATCTCCTACATTTTACCCGAAGCATAACAATTCCTTTAAGGTAACGTATTTCGCCTATCTTTTGACCACATACAGGGCAGATTGCCATAATTCCCTTGATCTCTGTCTCATCAAAATTTATTTCTGTATGAATCTTTATCATAGGCTTTCTTTTCTGCAAAGATAAATGTTATAATCTGATTTGCAAATAAAAATAGGATATATTTTCTTTATTTTAATGGAGTATATATGTATATTTGCATAAACAATTGTAGATACAAGCCAAAGAGCTGTGTTACCCATACTGATTGTATGGATGCACAGCTCTTTTCTATTGAATATGGATATAATAGATTGCAAGTTAAAAACAAAGTACGGTCAGGATGTGCTTGATTCTAATTATATACTTTCCCTTCGTGAAGTGGACAGGAAGAACCCAAACAGGTTGAAGATTATCGCACAAGCAGGGGGACAAGAAAAGCTATTGTCCACTAATGCTGATATATGCATATATGGTGGGCAGCGCGGTGGAGGGAAAAGCTATGCACTACTTATGGAAGCGTTGAAGGATGTAAAAAATCCTAATCTTCGGTCTATCGTGATGCGTCATGAATTGAATGACCTTTCAGATATAATCGAAACATCATATCAGATTTATACACCATACGGCAAATACAACAAATCTAAGAATGATATGACTTGGAATTTTGACCGTGGAGGGTTTTTGGAGTTTTCTTATCATGCCGACAGCGTAGAGGACTTTAAGACACGTTTCCAAGGACATCAATACTCGTATATTGGCGTAGACGAAATAACACACATGGACTATCCGAAATTCAAATACATGATAACATGTAACCGTAATGCTTTTGGTTTGATAAATCGTTTTATTGGTACTTGTAATCCTGACCCTGATTCGTGGGTCGCTCGTTTTATCGATTGGTGGATAGGAGAGGATGGTTATCCAATTCCCGAGCGTGATGGCATTATCCGTTATTGCTTTATGGACGGAGAAGATGTTTCATCTATATATTGGGGAGATACACGTGAAGAGGTATATAAGCAATGTAAACACATTATTGAAAAATACTATCGAAAGGAATACGAACAATACGGTTCTCCTGAAGAATTGTTCATCAAGTCTGTAGCGTTTATTGAAGGTAAACTATCAGATAATGTCCAGCTTCTTCGTTCCGATCCGACTTATCTAGCCAATCTTGCAAATCAAAGCGAGGAACAACGTGCAAGGGATTTAGATGGCAACTGGAAATACCGCTCAATAGGTGATGATATGATAAAGCTACAGCACATGGAAAATTTTTATAAGAATGCTTATTGTCCCGGAGATGGTGTACGCCGGGTATCATGTGACGTGGCTTTTGATGGTGGAGATGCTATGGTCATGTGGTTATGGATAGGCAATCATATTCAAGACTTGTATGTATGCCGGTTTAACTCAAAAGGCGCAGTTAACGCTGTAAAGACAAAACTCAATGAATGGCATGTGCGTGAAGAGAACTTTACTTATGACCTTAATGGGTTGGGACAGGCTTTTAAAGGTTTCTTCCCTAAATCTGTGCCTTTTAATAACAGGGAATCTGTAGCGGATGAATACAAGTATATTTATGCTAATATGAAATCACAGGCGGCTTATATGTTCGCACAGGCTGTGATAAACTGCGACATTTCTATTTCAGAAGATTTATTAAAGAGGAAAATAAGCACACGTTCATTCACGGATACTCCTCTTACATTGGTGCTAAATAAAGAAAGGAAGGCTATACGCCAGAATGTGACGGAGGCCGACAAAGGTTTTTCTCTTATAAAGAAAACGGAAATGAAAGCATTGGTCGGTCATTCGCCTGACTTTATCGAGGCTCTTTTGATGAGGTTTGTATTTGATATTAAACAGAAACATCATACGAAGCCTAGAAGATTGCCGAGATATGTCAATCCTTTAAGGAGATTTGTAAAACAATAAACACAAGATAAACATGAGAACAAGAGACATTAAATCAAAGCGACCATTTCGAAGGATACGCCCGGATGGTTACATATCACATGGTAGATTTTCTTCTTTGGAAAATGCGGAAATGCCTTCTGATGTGATTAATTTTGATATCGTAACACAAGCGGACTTTCTTCGTGAATTTTATCCTACGGGACATGCAATCAATGACCCTACTATCTATCCAGATATTTGGAGGGAGGAAGATATTCCTGTATTGGATGAATCTGGGAATGATACAGGGAAAACCACACGTAGGTTATATAAAGAATTAGTTCCTCGTTATGCTTTTGCCTTTCAACAGATAATTACTGTTAAACATCTTGTACATCTGTGTGGGAATGATGTGCAATTTGAGCTTAATTCCACTAAGACAACCGAAAAAGAGAATGAGGATTTTGCCATTTATCGTACAGGATGGCTTAAAAAGGATATGGAGATAGCTTTTTATGAATCAGCCAAATCAGTGAAAGTTACCGGAGACAGTGCCTTTGTCGGTTATCTGAGAGATGGAGAGTATTATTGGAAAACATTGTCTTATCTTAATGGTGATACATTATACCCACACTACGATTCGGTTACAGGGAAAATAAATCTGTTTGCACGTGCTTTCAGAGATTATAATGAAAATGGAGATATATTGACTGAATGGTTGGAAGTATGGGATGATACATATTTATATAGATACAGGCAAGGGAGCGAAGGGAATAAGACGCTTAAAGAAAGATTGTTAGGTATATTTGGTATTAACGGATATATATTGATATCTAAAAAGCCACACGGATTCCCATTTATTCCTGTGGCATATAAACGTGATGATAATGGTGCTTGCTGGTCTATGTCACAAGATACAATAGACGGTTATGAAATGTCATTTTCCCAAATGGCACACAATAATCAGGCTTATGGTGAACCCATTCTTGTATTCCAAGGAGAGGGGGATAACTTGGATGCATTGAAAGATGTGAATGGTACAATTAAATCGCTCTCTATGACAGCTGAAGATAAAGCCTCATACCTGCAAGCACAATCCGCATCAGACAGCTATATGAAACAACTTGATACACAATATAAGATGATATTCTCACAGTCATTCATTGTTGATCCTCCCGAATTGAAATCAGGTGATTTGCCTGCGGCAGCTTTGAAGATTTTATATTCTCCTGCTTATGAGAAGGCTATGAATGATTGTTTGGAATATCAATCTTTTCTTAATGATATGGTGAAAATATTTTCCTATGGTTATGGAGTGGAGATGAAAAAGACTATAGATTTCACTAATCTTAGCATGAAATGGTGGCTGGAACCCTATGTTCATGTAAACTCTTCTACTGTGATTGCCGATCTTGCATCTGCCGTGGTAAATGGTTTCATTTCTCGTCAGACTGCATCGGAGAGAATAGAAACACTTTATGCTACCAATGCGGAGTGGGACAGAATATTACGTGAAAAGAAAGAGGAAGGAGAAAGAGAATTACTGAATCAGATAAAATTGCAAGAGGCAAAGACTAAAAACGCATCAAATAGTAATAGTTCATCATCACGAACAACAAAAAAAGAATAAGCCATGTTGAAATATTCCACAAGATTCAAAGGGGAGAACAAACGCCTTTTTATTACCGCCCAGCACAGAGCCGTTGCCGATCTTATGATTATGGGTTGGACTCCCAATGACGCTTATATTGCAGTGGGTTTGTATAATGCCGCTTTTTCTGATGAATACAACAATACCCAAATCATGCAGATTACAGAGGACAAGCGTTTTTTAGAATATATGCAAAAGAAGGAGCGTGCCATTGCCCGTGGTTATAAAAAATCCGTTCCTGCAAGTATCGGGACAGACGAGGAAGAGAAAGCTAAAACATCGAGTTTTCGTTCCAAAGACGAGGTGATAGATGCTTTAGTTGAAACTGTTGGAGATTTAAGAGGTAAAGAAAAAGCGGATGTACTTATGAAGATTGCAGATTTACAGCAGATGAAGAAAGAGGAAGTTATTGAAGAAGACAACACAGTGCACTTCTATTTACCTATTTCTTGTAAAATATGTGAGCTATATTTAAAAGCTAAAAAGAGGAAACCCAAACAGGAAGAGATTAATGATGATTCAGAGGTAGGATAAAAAGCGGAGAAAAACTCCGCTTTAATTATATTGCAAGTCATTTCTTGTCTGACTTAAAATCCTCCATTCTATAATATTGCGATGGAAACACGCTTAAGCTGCTCCCCAAGCTCAGATAAGGCGATTGAAAACGTTTTCAATTCATCCGGGGTAAAATCGGCAGGCTTACCGTTTACAATATTGCCATTTATACGTTGATACAACCATTGGCGAGACTTCCCGAAATAATGCTCTGCAATATATGACATAGAAGCGAATCCAAGTATATGGTCTAGTTTTTGTTTACGGTCAACAATCTTTGAGATTTTTTTAGCTTCATCTATAGCCTCTTTCGCGCCTTCCTTATACGCCTGTGCGAACTCTTTTCTTTCCGCTGGAGACAATGATGCGAGGAAGGCTTTAAATCGCTTGTCATATTCTGCCTTTTGTTCTTTGGTTTCCAATAAGACAAAATCAGCTTTCCATTTCTTAAGTTCTAATCTTACGTCCATGGTAATTTTGTTTTTAGTTATCTTGGAAAAGGTAGCTCCACCTATGGAGAGCTACCACTTTCTTTCAGCTTGTTTTTGGCGTCAATTAAGTCATCTAACGCGTCATTGACGCTTCCTTCAAACTCCTCGTCTGAAATCCAGTCGGTCTCCCGAATGTCATCCCAGTAGAGAGAAAAGAAGCTAAGGTCTTTTCCCGCAGCTTCAATCCGAGCCTTTAGCTCTTCTTCGTCATCATACATTGTGCACTCTGTCTTATGACAGTGCAAATATAATAACCTTTTGGTAATTATACAAGGAAAGGGAAGTTTTTTTAGTTTGTCTTTGCCATATTGTGAGGTTTGTTATGAAACATATAATAGTATAGTGTGTCTTTTCTCTATAAAAAAAGCCCCGAACTTGAGGAACAGGGCTGAAACTTATATGTTATTACAATTTACCAATTATCGTTTTCATTTCCGACAATTCCATTTTTTACAGCTTCTTCAATTTTATCCATTATAACATTAGAGTAAGCATGGGTCATAACAAGTGCTTTTGATGAAGTCTTTTTTGCCTTGTGTTGGTCTTTTTCCACAAAAGGATAACAACTATCAAGAGCCCATTTTTCGCTTCTATTTGTAGGTATAGCTCCTCCTATTGCTCCCATAATACCACCACCTGAAGACTTTATTACATCATAATATTGTACAGTATAAGTAATGCGTATTTTTTTATCTTTTATATCTACTTTTATAATTGGGCGAATACTAATACCATAAGCGTTCATTCCTCCCATATGACCGGCAATATCCGATACATATCCTTCGGCTATTATCACACCTGTGTCTTTATCATTTAATTTTATAACGGAATTTGCATCATTGAATGTTGCAGTGAACCAATAATTAAGAATTATATATAGTTGCTCTTTTGTGGCTTCCCCACATTCGACTATTTGTGTATAAGTTAAAGAACTGTTTTTATCAAGGGAAAGTTGAGAACCTAAATTTTCTGCTGCCTCAGTCCATTTATCACCATATTTTTCTTTTGCATATTCTTCTAATTCTTCTGTTCTCATAACTTGGGCATCTACAGATATATACCCACCTAATAAAGCAATAATTACTAATAAAATTTTCCTCATAATTACATAAATTTAAATTTGTTTGCAAAAGTATGTAATTATTGGCTTATTATGTAATTATTTTTATGAAAAATCCTATGTTATATGGTAATTAGACTAAATATAATTGTAAAATATAGAATATATAAATTGTTTTCTCCGCTTTCGCAAGGTTGGCACAAGTAACCTATGCTAATAATATGTTATGCAACATGTTTTTGTCACTTCTCAATTCTTTCTTGCTTGCTTTTATTTTACATGTAATTTATTGTATAGCAATTAACATTCGCTGCTCTTACTTTCTTGCTTTTGTTTATATGTATCTGATTGTCAATGTTTTAACATTTGCAAGGAAGAGAAAATAGACTTATCTTTGTTTCAGAAAATTCAAACAGGTTCATTCTTCTTGGCAGTCGGGTAGCTTGTAGTTAAAATATTATTGGGCATTTATCTTTGAAGCAGACTGCCAAATTAGGCTTCACTGATAGGTGCCCTTGCTTTTTCAAATACGTTTATGTATGAACAATCAAATTAAGGTATTATCTTATAATTTTGTATGTTTGAATAATATTCAATCATTTCAACTAATTGTAATCCCTTAAAATTGAAATTGATTTTTCTTTTCCCAAAATTAGGAAACTCTATAACATAATATCCGTACTCTGTAACATCCAATATTCTACCATTACCAAACATAGGGTGATTTACTTTTGAACCTTTTTCAAAAACTTGTGATATTTCGTGTTCTATTATTTTTGAACTGTAATTTATATCATATTTTATTTGGTTCTTATCGAAAGGTATACTTTCGTCAGATATGCAATATTTTTTTGTCTCAAAAATAAATCTTGAAGGCATTTTATCTGTTCCGAAAGACTGGTTATATCCTAAAGAATCAGTTAAAAACAAATTGTCTTTTGCCCTTGTCATTGCGACATACATAATTCTTCTCTCTTCTTCTGTTGCAAGTATTCCTCCCTCTCTTATACTTCTCCAACTCGGTAATATACCATCTGTAAGATCATATATGAAGACATTTTTAAATTCTAATCCTTTTGATTGATGTATTGTCATTATACTTATATTGTCTCCATCCTTTTTATAATCAAGATTGGTGTATAATGCTATATCTTGTAGATATATACTAAGTGATATATTTTCATCTGAATGTTCTTCTTCATACAATTTGGCAGATAAAACAAGTTCTTTAAGATTTTCCATTCTTTCCTCATCGCCATTCTCTTTTAAGGTTTGTCTTATACCACTTTCATCTATCAGATATTCCATAATATCTGAAATGGAAAATAATTCTTTCATTTTCCGAGATTCATTGATCAGTTTACAAAATGATCTTGCTCCTTTCTTGTCAAATTCAGGAGAGTATAGGTTATCATATAAAGTATCATACAAAGATCTATTGTCATACAATGCCCTTTCCTTTAATTTATTGACAAAAGCATTACCTAATCCACGTTTAGGGGTATTTATTATACGTAGAAAAGAGAAATCATCATTTTCTTCTATCATCCGTAAGTAAGCAAGGATATCCTTAATTTCAGCCCTCTCAAAGAATCTTATACCCCCATAAACTATGTATGGAATTTTTGATTTAATTAAAGATTGTTCTATGTTTCTTGATGAATAAGAATTCCTATACAATATAGCAATATCTTTAAACCTATCCCCATTATTTTTAAGTGATTCTATCTTTTTACAAATCCAAGATGATTCGTCAGATGAGCAACTTGCATGATGCCATATTACTTTTTTTTCTTCTTCATTCCTGTGAGAGAGCATTTCCTTATCAATCCTGTTTACGTTATTTTTAATAAGACTGTTAGACGTATCAAGTATGCACTTTAATGAACGATAATTGTCATTCAGTACTATATTGGTGCAAGGAGTATGATATATATCGAAATCTATAAGAAATTCGGTTTTTGCACCTCTCCAACCATAAATAGATTGGTCAGGGTCTCCTACCACAAATAGGTTCTTATTTATTTCGCTCAACTTATTGGCAATAGCCCATTGTTTTTTGTTATTATCTTGTGTTTCGTCAACCATTACATAAGAAATTCTATCACTCCATTTTTCTATCACTCCAGTATGGTTATTTAATATATGCAATGTAAAATATATCAAGTCATCAAAACTAAGTATATTATATTTTCTCTGCCTTGTTACGAATGCTGAAAAGACTCGACTCCAATAAGTAGGTTTTTTCTGTTCTTTGTCATCAAAATAGTACACATAATCAGGATAATTCTGTTTCGCTTCTGATATTTCCAAAATTGATGCCTTATATTTCTTCTCAGTGGCTGTAATCTTTAGTTCGGGATATATTTCCTTTAAGATAGACAACTCATCATCGTTATCCATAATTGTGAAGTTTTTCGCTAAATTCATTCTATATATTTCTTCTCGAAGAAATTTTAAACAGAACGAATGAAATGTGCATATAAAATCGCCAGTCTTACCTTTCCCTATGTATTTTTCTATCCTATCTTTCATCTCTCTCGCTGCTTTATTCGTAAAAGTAAGACAAAGAATGTTGCTAGGAGATATACCAAGTTCATTTACCATATACGCATACCTACAAGCAATAGTCATTGTTTTTCCTGAGCCTGGACCAGCAATGACACGCACATACCCTTCAGTTGTTTTTACTGCTTTCTCCTGATTGTTGTTTAATTTCTCTGATAAATATTCCATTATTTTTATTTTTTTACAAAAGTATTAATAAAACAATATTTTGACAGTTTGTGTATCCTGCATAATATGTGTTATACAGCATATTTGATAAAATATAATCATAGAATGTGGAATATATAATTGAATATTTTTATTTTTGCAAAAAAAGACAGGATATGGTTTGGATATGCAGAGGTAATGCGTATCTTTGCGGTGTTCAAACTAATTGCGGTACGAAGCCGCACAAATAGCGGCATTTTTTGTGCCCATACATATTAAGTGTATCTTAAAATATTAAAGATATAACTGCGCCGTGTCGGGAAGTGGAAACACTCTCGGAGCTTGCAATTAGGCTTGAACAACACGTAGCGCAGTTTTTTTTTATTGTTCAAACTAATTGTTATGGCAGAATTAGTAATTCAAAGCAGTAACGGCAACGATGTTACTACTTCATTAATCGTTGCACAGGTGTTCGGAAAGGAACACAAGAATGTATTGAGAGATATTGAAAGCCTCTCATGTTCAGAAGATTTTAATCGGCTCAATTTTGAGCGCATCACTTACAAGGATGCAAGAAATCGGGAACAGACAGCTTACGAAATGACCAAAGACGGTTTCAGTTTCCTTGTCATGGGCTACACAGGCTCAAAAGCTGGTGAGTTCAAAGAAAGATTCATCAATGAGTTTAACAGACGAGAAGCATTGCTCAAGAATGACGATTACATCCTTATGCGTTCCCAACAAATTTTGCAGAAACGTATAGAGATTGCAGAGCAGAAGATTAAGCAGCTTGAGGACAAAAACGCCAAACAAGAGCCTTATGTATCATTTGCAAAGACCGCATTCAAGGCAGAGGGGAAAGTGGACATAGGTCAAGCCGCCAAAATACTCGGACTGCCGTTCGGACGCAACACGCTTTTCAAGAAGCTAAGGGAAATGGGAGTATTCTTTGCAAACAGGAACGAACCGAAGCAAAAGTACATTGATGCAGGATACTTTGAAATGACACTACTACCGCCAATACACCGTGACAATCATCCCGATATAATTTGTCAGAAGGTGTTGTGCAACCCAAAAGGATTAGCATTTATTAATTTTATGTTTGGCGGTAATCCTCCCGAAAACAAACTATCGCCAATAGTGTAATTTAAACCATACAAATTTTATTTTCCCCACCTTGTTTATGAGGTGGGCGGACCTTTTACACACTAAATTTACTAGAAATGGAAATATCATTATATCATAATCAGAAAATCACAATACGAAGTACTGTAACTTCTACATCTACGTTATCGGCTAACGTAAAAGCCATTTTCGTGTTGATAATGTTAGTACTCACTATCATTAATCCTATCTTGTTTATATTACCGTTTATCTCTTGCTTCATTTCAGCGAAGAAAGGAGGTCTGCTATGAAAAAGAAAATAGCAACCGTTGAGATTGAATGCTCAAATTCTCATTTAATACCAACATTCAGTGACTTTTTAAATGAATTACAAAAGCGGTTTGATATTGAGAAAGACTGCAAGAATGAAGCGTATTCTTTTATAATAGCAAACGGACTGTATGAAGATTTTAGGGAGTTCTGCAAAAACTACAAAGGAATAAACCACAACAAGGCAACAATCGGAATGCTTATCACTGATGCTGAAATGAAATAAAACAAGAGCCTGAAATTTAATAGATATATGAACGAAATTAAAAAGTATGATGCCAACGTATTAGATACGATTGGTAAGGACGGTGATTTGTTATCCCTTACTGACCTGTGGAAAATTGCAGGTAGTCCAGAAAAGAAAAGACCAATAGACTGGCAAGAAAAAGAATCTTCAAAAGAACTAATAACATAAAAATATAACTATATTTGCATAGTTATTATAAAGCCAAAGAGCTTGTTAAGATTGGGAATCCCTATTCTTGACAGGCTCTTTTTTTATTTCAGCACAAACACAAAGTAATATTATGGCAGACTTGGGCAATTTATTCTTCTCCATGCGCATAAAAGATATGACGGATGAAGATTTTAAGAAACTGGAAAAGAAATTGGAGCAGAGAGGCATGAAGATAAAACTTACCGCATCTAATATTGACCAGTTTATAAAAGATTTGCAGACACAGATTCGTAGTAAAACGCTGAACATTAATGTAAAGCCTATTGGGGTAGGTAGTACAGGAGCTGCAACTACGGCAGCAGACTTAAGGCATCAGCGTATGCTTGAGGTGCAGCAGCGTATGGCGAATGCAGCGGCTTTAGCACAACAAAGGCTTGCCAATGCACAAGCGGCAGGGCAACGTGCAACAGAAAGGCACAATGCGTCTATGCTACGTGGGAACAGTATAATGGGGAATCAATCACGCCTAGCCGGTCAGTTACAGAATCAACTCCTTAATATTTATTCTGTTTATCAGGCAGAACGTTTCGTGCGTTCTTTGATAGAAATTGGTGGCGAATTTCAGAAACAGCATATTGCACTTAACGCTATGCTTGGAGATGCTGCAAAAGCGGATAAGATATTCGGGCAGATAAAGGGACTGGCCGTTGAATCTCCATTCAATTACCGTGAATTAATGGGATTCACCAAACAGATTGCGGCATTTGGTATCCCATACGAAGAAATGTATGAAACGACTAAACGTCTCGCTGACATTTCTGCGGGTTTGGGAGTAGATATGGGGCGTATTATTTTGGCTTATGGGCAGGTGAGAAGTGCAGCGTTCTTGCGTGGTCAGGAATTAAGGCAGTTCACAGAGGCAGGTATCCCATTAGTTGATGAGCTTGCTAAGAAGTTCACAGAATTGGAAGGACGTGTAGTAAGTGCAGGAGAGGTTTTTGAAAAGATATCCAAGCGAGAAGTGTCTTTCGGCATGGTAAAGGATATTCTTTGGGAGCTGACCAATGAAGGAGGAAAGTTCTATAATATGCAGGAGGTCCTGACCGAATCTCTTTCAGGTAAATTAGCCAAATTAGTAGACAGCTATGAAATGATGCTGGGCACTATTGCAGAAAGTAATAATGAGATTCTTGGAGGCGGGCTAGATATGCTTACAGCCTTTACAGATAAATGGAGAATATTTTTGAATATGTTACTTTCTGTTATAGCTGCTTATGGTGCATACAAAGGTGTCATGATAACAGCCAATGCTTTAAGAGCACTAGCTATATCTCGTGAAATAGCCTTAACAGGAGCAGTAAGCGCAAATACTATAGCTACGTATGCCAATAATATGGCTCAGAATAAGGTTAACCAAGGTGCAATAAGGTTATTAACTAATCTTCAAAAATTAAAAATGGCATTTTCCAGCCTTGGGGCTGCTGGATGGACAGGCATTCTTATTGCCGGTGTGGTCGCACTTAGCACATATTTATACAACTCATATAAAGAAGCAAACCGTTTAAAAAATGAATTGCGAGATATAGCAATAAAAGAAAGTGAAGCTGTACGTAGTGAAATAGACAGTTATAAGAGCCTAGTCGAACAGTTAAATAAAACAGTAAAGGGTAGTTCTGAATATAATGATATTATTAATAAAATTCAGTCAAGGTATGGGGAATATATTGGGAATCTGAAAAATGAAGCTGATGCTTATCAATATTTGACAGAGAAAATAAATCAAGTAACAGTAGCATTGAGAAATAAAGCACTAGAAACTGCGCGCCAACAAGGGTTAGCCAAAATATCAGAAAAGTATTCAGAACAAGAGTTGAATACATATAAAGAGAGTATTGCTTTTTTGAAAAAGGGATTTGGGCTGTCTGATGGAGTTGCAAATACATTGGCGGCTGTAATTCAAACGGAAATAAAATCAGGAATAACCGCTGGCTTGGTAGGAGGATATGATAAGGCTATAAAATACATAGAGAATAAGGCTAATGAAATAGGTGTTAGTCTGCATCCTAATGTGTACTCAAAAGATGCTGTTAATAGCTTTCGAGAACTTGTTTCCATTAATGCACAGATGGAATATGAGACAAAGGCGTTTGAGAATACTTTGAAAAGTGTAATGGGAACAACTACTATTTACGGGCTTAAAATAAAGGAGCTTGAGGAAGCATATGAAAAAGAGAAAAAGAGTATACCCGTAGAAGCTATATCGAGACTTAAACAAAGATATTTGCAATTGCTAGAGGCTAAGAAAAAAGTGTATGGGGATGCTGGACAGGAAGAAGAAGTAAAACGAATTGAAGCGGAAATTGCAGAATTAAGTAAAGTAGAAGCGGAATGGAGAACCATAGCTAAAGAAAAATTTTCTGCTTATGTGGGGCTTCAACCTGCTGTTGATGAGAAGTCGATAGATTATCTCAGTAGATTACGGAAAGAATATAAATCACTTGAAGAAATTTCAAAAGAAAGCCTTGAGCCGGGAGATAAAAATGATGCTTTGAAGAGAATGCAAGCTATTAAATCTTTCATGGATGAATACAACAAGTCATTAGATTCATCCATGAAAGATATCAACAGTTATTCAGATAAGATGAACCGAGTTATCGAACTTCGTGAGAAAGGAACCCGTGAACGAATACAAATGGAAACTGATTTGGAAAATCAGGCGGCACAAGCACGTATCAATGCCATGAAAGACGGATTTGAGAAAGAACAAGCACAACGGAATCTCGACAACAAGAAAGAATTGCAGGCTTTGGAAAAGCAGAAGAATGATTATATCAATAAGGTAAAAGAACTTGCGAGAAAAGTATTTGAAGCTGAGGAGGATGCGAAAGCCAAAAAGGATAAAAACTATAAAAAAAAGAGTTTTGACCCTTCCTCTGTGTCTGTTGATACTTCCATATTCGGCATGATAGGGAATTACACCAAGGGAAGGCAGATAAATGAGACTGCACAATTCTATAAGGATATTCTTTCCAAGTACCAGGGTTATATTAGCAAACGTCTTGAAGCCGAACGGAAGTTTAAGGAAGACCGGGAACGGTTGGAGAAAGCGGGAGCCGGCAAAGAGGATTTACAGGAACTAGAATATCAACGCAATAAAGCTCTTGCAGCAATAGACATGGAGTTTGCCGAGCGTGAAACGTCTTTTCAGGCGTGGGCTGATGGCATTGCAAATTTATCGTTAAAAAAATTACGACAGCTTCTTATAGCGACTTCACAGGAACTTGAGCGGATGGAGTTCTTGAACCCTAATAACCCCAATCTGGCTGTACAGCGGGCGAAAGTAAATGTGTTGAGGGAGAAGCTACCCAAACCCGGTGACAAGGAAGATACATCACCGGACAAACGCAGTGTGAAGGACTGGCAGGAACTTTATAAAGTCCTTTCCAAGGTAGAAAAGGAGTTTGATGAGATAGGAGATGCAGTGGGCGGTGCTGTCGGGGATGTGATTTCAGCCGCCGGAAGTATCACTGCTACCACTCTTTCAATGATAAATTCGATTATCTCATTGGGCACGATATCAGCGGATAATATAAAGGGAGTGTCGGACGCTACTGCTCAAGCAATTGCCACAGTGGAAAAAGCATCTGTAATTCTTGCTATTGCGTCCGCAGCTTTACAGATAGCCACCAAGATAATGAATTTTTTTGGCGGTGACAACTCCACGGAAAAATATGAAGAGGCAGAAAAGATTTATGATGCTTATATTCAGACAATGGATAAAGTCATAGAAAAGCAGTTGGAGCTTGCGGAGGCGTTAAGCGGAGAGAATGCGCGTGCAGCGTACAAACAGGCTGTGGATATGATAGAGGCTCAAACTGAGGCTGCACGGGAATTAGGGCAAATGTACTTAAGTTCCGGTGGCTCTTGGAAATCCCATACCGCTGGATATAATGAGGTAAAAGATATGAGTTGGGAAGGATGGGTACAAGCAGCAAAAGCTTTAGGCATGTCTGTAGACCAGTTCCGCAATCTTATGGGAGGACGTATGTCCGGCTTGTTTGAGCTTACAGCAGAACAGTTATCTGAATTACAGGAACAGGCACCTTCATTTTGGGCACAACTAGATGAGGATACAAGAAAATATGCCGAACAAATAGCGGACAGCATTGAGGATATTGCAGAAGTTACTGAACAAAAAATGGAAAATGCCACAGGTGTCGCATGGGACTCTTTCTCTGATGATATTCTTGAATCTCTGTATGATGTGGAGAAGGGAGCAGAAGATATTGCGGATGATATGTCAGAATATATGCGCAAAGCACTCATTAAAGCCATGTATGTAGAAAACTATATGCCGGAAATGCGTAAATGGTATGAGAAATGGGCGAATTACATGAGCGATGGTGTTTTGTCTGATTATGAAAGTAAAGAGCTTGACAGTATAAAGAACAATCTTATAGATCAAATGGTAAAGGAGGCGGAGGCCATAAATAAACAATGGGGTACAAATTCTAGCGGTGGAAGTGGGTTAAGTGCGGGTATTAAGGGTATAACCGAGGACCAAGCCGACCTCCTTGCATCTTACGCCAATGCCATGAGAAGCGATTTGTCCGCAATCCGTCTGTTGCTGGAACAGCGTTTCGCCAACTATCCGCAGGAACAAAGGGGAAAGATAGAGAATGCTGTTTCCAACTATTACCAGAACGGAGGAACAATCGACTACAATACGGTACTCAATAATATAACTGTCTATCTTGATGAGCACTCCGGGTTGATGGAAAGAAGCAATATACTAGCGGAATCGCAGTTGACTTATTTGAAGAGTATTGCCGACAATACAAAAAGGACAGCAGACAGTAACGACAAAATAAGAGAGGCAGTGGAGGAAACTCGGGACATGATTCATGGGGCTAGAACAGATAAAAGTAGGGGATTGTATGTCAGGTAGTATGAGGGCGTATTTACGCCCTACAATATCATTCGCTGGTTCTATCATCTAATCCATTCGTTGCTTCATATTCTGTTTTCATCTCTGAAATTATATTCTGGCTTTCTTCCTCAGTCTCAATTTCATTTGATATGGAACTATGATTTATACGATCTATTAATGACTGAGTGGCAACAATTACATCATGATGAAAATCCGCATCTATGACTGTAGCTACTGCCATTATATTTCCGAATATCACAGCCAATGAGTCTTTGTTCTCTTCTTCTAAAGAATCCAACATACTGTATATAATATGGTCCATCCGATACATTACCCGAAATTCACCACCTATAGTGCGTACCTCCATATAATCCGTGCCATCCATCTCAATTTTTTCTACAATCCAGTTGCGGACTTGTAATTTTTCTCCGTTTTTCATGTCTATAATTTTTTTATGTGATTAATAACTCTATATTTGATTTCCTTTTCTTGTATGTTTGTACATAAAGTGATGCTTAAATATTTGTTTTTTATAAATCCGTTGTCATTAAGCAGTTTTTCAATAAATGTTCTTCTTAAAAAACTATCGCCATGAGGCATAACTATAATACTTCCATTATTCGAGTTAATTTCTAAAAAAATATTCAATTGTTCTTTTTCCGGAAGATTTATTATGTCCATAACACCATATTTTACAGCTAATGAACCTATATTGTAACCATATTTTATACTACAAGGAGGGGAATATCGGCTAAGTAATCCTATATTATGTATTGTTATCATATTTTTATTGTTTTATAAGTCTTCTGCATCATATTCCACGTTTCCGTTGTATTCATTAAAGTCCATCTCCATATCGGCAACAACAGGAACAGGGGACTTTAATTCCGTATCGCTACATCCATATACTCTGTACAACATACCTTTTGAGTCTCTTCTTCTGTTTAACTTGCCAAATCCCAACTTAGTAAGTTGCCTTCCGAAATCTTGAGTACTCACGCTTTCAAATCCGTTAGCATCTGCATAACGTACCATGTCATCGTACATGTCAGATGCCCTTATCCATGTGGAAAGTTCTCCCTTGGCATTTGCCGAAGGTCTTACACCGCGTGCGAAAGCCCATGAGAAAGTTATATTGCTTTCTCCCATAACAAGCAGTTTCTGCTTTTCACTGTTCTCGCTCTTGGGAAAAACAAAATGTCTCTGTTTTAAATATTTACCCCCTCTTATAATCCAATTTAATATTCCCGGGTATTCTTGCCTTAGGTCATCTGCAAGATGCTTGTTCTGCATCTCTTCCGGTATTACATTCTCAAATATTACATACAGAAATCTTCTGAAATACCCATACGAAGAATCTGAAGCTTTTGGAAGGTTATTCATATTAAATATCATCCATGGGACATTACGGACTTCGTAAACATTACCACCGATATTTCTTCCGTATACCATCTCTCCGGAACATAATGTCTTAAAAGCATCCTCATATCCTGATATATCCTTGGCCTGTATTTCAGGGCACATATTTACGAGTTTCCCATCTATGCGAGCCACATTCCTAAGCCTTTCATCCCCTCCCCGGATAAGTGACAGAAGCCCCATAGAAGATACATTCTCTCTACCAAATATGCCGGTTATAGTCTCATATATGACAGACTTACCATTGCTCCCGGTCCCAAACAGCATAAGACAATTCTCAACCTTGTCAATCATCTTTCCCCTGTCATAAGTACAAAGGCCTAAATACATTTGCAATATTAAACGACTGTCTTTTTCAGGGAGGACAGTACGAAGAAAGCTCTGCCACATGGGACATTTTGCCGAAGGATCGTATTTGTACGGGTGTTTATAAAGAACATGAAATTCAGGACTGAAAGGACGAAGTTTTCCATCCGTAAAATCAACAACACCATTTTGGTAAGCTTTGATATGAAACATCGGGCAAAAAGGATTGTTTATCCTTATCGACAAAAGAGCCTCAGACTGGAATTTCTTGCTGGAAAAATGTAATACTTTAGGAGAAACATGAACCTTAATAAGCCATTCCTCCACTGCCTTACATATTATCTCAGGGTTCACAGCTTCATATATCTCGCCTGTAAAAAGATAATAGCAGCCGTGAACGTAACGAAAATCACTTGAAGGCATTACATTAAAAACTAAACTCTTCACACGCATAGAAGCCTCTGCGTAGTCTGAACCGGCAGAACAACCGGCAAATAGGCTATCGTCAGATAACGTGTATAGTTTAGTGACGATTAAATGAAGAATACGGTCATAGTAACTGTTCATATAAACGCGCTGATAAATAATTAGTTATAAAAAAATAAGTGAATAATACGTAGGATAGGGAATAAATATATAAATTCACTATAACTACTTATATACTACACAAAAATATAGAATATATACATAATATACAAAATAAAGCAGAACTTATTATCAATAAATAGAATATATAATGTAATATAAACAAATAATTATACAGAGAATGAAGAATGA